TGGTTAGCATCCTGCTCTGCAGACTGCTGGTTGGACATGTTGAAGATCATTCTCAGACGATTAACGTCCTTCATCAACTTCCAAGGCATGATCAGATACTGTGCTGTCCTAAGCGCAGCAAGACCACCCATCAGTTGCACGACTCCGAGTATGCCTCGGAATGCACGTCTGATCGGACCTTCTTCCTTAAAATTACCAATTACATTAGTCAGTCCATCAAGGAGCAGACCAACCCCAAATTTAGTAACTTTGAATGCAAACTTACCTATCGTGAATAGTATCTTGAATACCTTTACGGCACTCTCAGCATTCTTGGGGTTACTTAACCAGTTTAATGCTCCAAATATAATCATATATTTGAAGACTTTGAATAGACCATTGAAAAGTCCACCAAGCATATTTAACTTGGGTTTCTGCTTCTCAACTGCCTTCCTACCTTCCTCTTTGCCTTCTTCTACGCCCTTCTCTGCTTCGTCTTCTAATTTACCACGTTTCTTTTTTCGGAAAGTTCTTCGGAAATCCCGCATGGATGTAGTCCACTTGGTCTTATCCTTCTTATCTTTCCTCTTAATCGTCGTGACTTCTGTCTTGGAAGTGTCTGTAAGATACTCTTTCTCAAACTTTAGAAGCTCAGTAGTATCATAAAAACTCTTGGCAATGCCATCCGTCACGCTCCCCATGCGATTGATGCCCTTACGCACCTGATCCATGTTTTGAGCGATACCTGACTTACCAGTTATCGGTTGAATTTTTATGAAACTGCGGATTGCTGCCATTAGAGGGACATGCGTGACTGATCTTGGTTTTGTCTTCTTTCTTCCTCAGCAATGTGTGCGAGGAGAAGATTCACATATACATCACGTTCCCACGGTATCATATTCTCTAATTCTGTTAGCGAATACTTGTGGTGCTGCATCAAGGCAAAGTTTGTCTTATAGTAGTTTTCAAGACTATCGTGCAGTAGGGCTATGCGAAAAAACTCGCTAGTCCTTCAAGCACAACATCGGATACGACTTTAGTGTTGGGGTTAACAACTTCAAGTGTGTATGACAGTTTGGGCATAGTCTCAAAGAATTTCTGGACTTTAGCAAACTGCTCGGAATTCAAGTCTTCCAAGAATTCAAGTGCTTCTTTCTTAGTGAAGCTGTCATAGACCTCTTCCTTATCGTAAACACTTTCAATACACCCTGCTGCCAACTCGAAGATATCCTCGATATTAGGATCCTCCGACATATTTTGACTGATGAATACATCAATCGACGGATACTTCATAACAATACCTACATTATCATCGAGAAGCATTTTCTTCTCATGTTCTGCAGGAATAACCACCTCAACTTGATTTAGAGGGACCATCACTTCTACTTGAGTCTCATTATCATCAGGGCAGGTGATTTTGAATTCACTTGCTTCACCAACAGCAGTAGCACGAATGCGAAGGAAGATGTATTCGATCTCGAATGTTGCGAGATCTTCAACCTTACCTTTCAGGTTGGTGCAGTTTTTGATGATGGTCTTAACTGCCTTGATCATCTGCTTGTCGTCTTGCGACTCCATAGCGAGATACAGCAGTTTTTCCTCCTTAACGAGGAAAGGTCTATATGTGATTTTAGTGCCAGTAATAGGCAGTGTCAAATCATACTCGGGGATAGCGAGCTTAGGTAAAGGCATAATGCTCCATAACTATTAAATTTATTTAGGTGCCAAAGAACGACGAATCTATCTGATCGTTGGAGAATCCTAAGCGACTGAATACTTTATCAAAATCGCGAATGACTTTATCATTGGCACTAGCTTTGAATGACAGCACATCCTCTGCAGTTGTGTCAAATCTAAATCTCTCATATTTGAAGTCAACATCAATCTTCAGCAGATCTGCTGGTCCATTATTAAGAGTCATTGCTGAGATGTCAAATGGATATGCACCATACATCTGCCAGACTGCAGTGGATCTATTCATCCTCTGCTCAAATTTAACTGGTTTTCCAGCACCATTATTAGCTCTACCTTTATATACAACGTTAGCACCATTCTCCCATTTCAGGATCTGAATGCTTGATGTATACTCATCATAGAATGATACTCTATTTTCAGCATCATTAGCAGTCATATTCATCCAATTCTCAAAGAATTGGCGATGATACATGTCCTTTGTCATAATAAAGGACATTCGGACTTCTTGCTTCTGCTGACCGTATGCATAGTCATATGGCATACCAACAGTCTTGATTGATTGTGTCTTAATCCTTCTAGCAGGGATAGTTACACTGTCAGCAAAATAGTTGATAGATTCGTAATGCTCTTTGAAATCGGGTTGTGTTCCAGTAGCATACATCATTACGGGGAGAGTAATCTCCACCGAGAATAGATTCGACTTTGCAATATCTTTCTCGCCACTTGCGACTAGATCAGCAAATCGGAGAAAACTATTGGGATTTCTGTAACTCATTAAACTCGACTCCAGATGTGACTGCTAGGGACTTCGATCCAGCGACCTGCTGCATTAAATAAGAATTGCTCGATAGGCAATGGAGTCATATCCTGCAGATCAATCGGTTTAACAGTGTAAATGTTGGTAGCATTTGACATAAAGTATTTATGATAGCAACGGGCAGGAAATGCGGGACTGCCCATAGACCACTGTGCAGCGATTGTCCTTCTTGCTGATGGTTGTAGATAATGTAAGTTACCACCTGAGAATTGCATGTTACGTTTATCCAGATCGGATATTTGCACCATGGGGAATCTGTCATAAAATGACAATTTCTCAGTTGATGCAGAATATGCAAAAAAGATGATGTCACCAACTGCAAAGGTGCCCTCATAGGGTTCCATACCATATTGCAGTTGAGAGCGATACCACTCTTTAGATTGTGACTTGCCTTCTGCAAGATCCTTAACATCAGTGAAGATGCTCATACGTTTAACTCTTTTTCTGTGAGAATTAGGAATTCCATACGACGATCCTTACAGTATTCTCTTGCTGCCTTCCATTTTGCTTGGTTGACACCGTAAGTTTTCACTTCAGTTATATATCTTTTAGTCTGCCTCTTCGGTCTCTTCGGGGGCGCACACTGGACTTTCGGTTTAACTTCGATAATGAATTTCTGAGTCCCTCCGTTTCTAGTTCGTGCTCTGACGTAGAAGTCGGGAAAATAGCGGTGAATCCGACCATCAACAGGACTGATGTATGGAATAACGATCTCTTCACTTCCCCACTCCATTACATTTACATTTTTGTCGCACCAGACCATAAACTTTCTTTCCCACAAACTCCTATAAATAATATTAGTGGGATCACCCTTATACTTATGTCTATTTGATGGTCTGTATTTGCCAGAATAACTCATGCCGAAGTCAAATTTGTTAGTATTCCCTAGGGTCAAACCTATGGGCACATCAAGTAGTAGCAGGGCGTCTGTAAGAGACAAAGCCTCGTATCCTACAGAAGTTGTAGACTACCTTAAGTTAAATATTTATAAACACAAAAAGAGATCTCAAGGATCTGATAAAGGTAGTGGTGAAGGATATAAGCAACTTTACTTATACCTCCCTCCTGGTTTGAATGAGAGGTATTCTGCTAAGTATGAAGGTAAGAACCTTGGTGCAGTTGGTAATGCCGTAATCGGTGCTGCTGCTGACGTGGTTGGTAGTGGTGGATCTCTTGATAATATCGGTGACAATGTTTCAGCGGCGGCAAAAGCAGCAAAACCTGCTCTAGGATTTAAGATTGGTGCTACCGCAATCAACACGGTGGTGGGTGAAGTGTCACCTTATGGATTCAACATTGATTCTAACGATCTTTCCCAACTAACGCAAGGTAAAGTATTCAACCCTTATGAAGAGATGCTCTTCAAAGGTGTCGGATTTATCTCTCATAGTTTTAAGTTTAGTTTCGTGCCTAAGAGTGCTGCAGATGTGCAGACGATCTATGAGATCATTAGTTGTCTTAGACAATCTATGCACCCAGCGAAAGAAGGAAACGACTGGTTGCTCATCCCTGACAAGTTCAAGGCAGAGATTGTTAGGTATGAATCAAGTGGTGACGATGAAAAACTAGGTAAAGGAAAAAGGTCAGGTGGGTATATGAATGCCCTACTACGCTTTCCTCACAAAATGGTGTTACAGGACATGAGCGTTGACTTTGGCGATTCAACTGCAATTCGCACCCATACGCCTGGACTGGAAAATAAAGACTTCGGTTTTGCCGTCTATAACATGTCTCTCACTTTCCAAGAGACCAAATACCGTACTCGCGAGGACTTCAAGGACGAATAATGTCAAATTACTTCTCATACTTACCTGACGTATTCGTAAGGACATCTAGTTATCGCACAGGTAATAATGATCCTTACGTCCAGGCAAAAAATCTATTCCGTCGTATTAAGATACGAGATGATATAAGTGATATCATTCTTGGATTTGAAAAATACATCATTCAACACAACGAAAGACCCGATCAGATTGCTGATAGGGTATATGGTAACGTTGAATATGATTGGGTCGTGCTACTCACTAATAACATCATCAACGTATATGATGAATGGCCTATGACTGAGCAGGAGATGTATGCATATATGGTTCGTAAATACGGTGCGAAACACGTAGAAAGCATTCACCACTGGGTAACACAAGAGATTAAAAGCACAAGGGGTGATGTAATCCTTAGAGATGGATTTGAGGTTGCTCAAGACTTTGAATACTCACGTCCTGATGGCACACTTATCCCCAAAGAAGAGTTAGTTAGACCTGTGTCCAACTATGACTATGAATTGGCATTAAATGACTATAAGAGAGGTATACACCTACTCAAACCTCAATATATCGATGCATTTGTTGAAGAATTTGAGAAATTGGTTGAATACCTTCCTTCTAATGAAGTTGATCCTGCTACAGGTATTAAGAAGACTGCAGCAGCTGTTGCAGAGGCATTTACCAATGTCAAACCCACGTATGAGACTCTTGTGGGACAAATACCTTCAATTCAATTTGCCTCTTCAGCAGAATACACCTCCAGAAGTTTCGGATCTTCCGATCCTACTATCTCTGAAGGTGATGTACTTGCTGATGGTAGCACCGTTGTTTCAGTTAGCGTCTCTACAGGAACTAGCAGTGCAACTATTGAGCAGGCAGGACAAATGGATACAACTGAAACTAATCAGTATGGGTCTGCTGGATCATCTAGTGGTCAACAGTCCTCAGGATCGTCCTACAGCGGTGGTGGTGGATATTAGATAAGTCCTTTCTCTTTTGCTACATGTAGCAAATCTTTCAAATTACCCACATGTTGCGCTCCAAGTGCGATTTGTGGGTATTCTGCTTTTTGACCAAATTCGTTTTCAAACGATTTTTGCGTAAAATGCTGATTTAGGCGATATTCGAGATATTCGCCATCTAGTGATAGTAGCAGTTGTGCTGCCCTTTCACATTCTTGACTTCCATTTGAATAGATTACAGCGGTCTGAGGGATCATGATTGTTTCTCCTTACGATCGTAGGTAATTACAAATTTTTGATGTTGAGTCTTTTTATCGGTGCAAATATAATGAGTTGCTTCGCCACCCAATATTCTGCATATATTATCTAGTTGTATCTGAACTGCAAACTTCTTAAAATTGTCATCAATCCCTGGTCTTTCCTGTGGTTGGTTAAAGTCATCCATAAGTAATCACAATTTTGTTGTCTAGGTATTCAACTTGAGCATTCAATAAACCACCTGCTCTTCTGATAAGAGCAAGTCCTGCAATTTTATCTGCTTCAGGACCAGATTCAGGTTGCTCTCTATGCTTCTTCCACATCTCAGCAACCATATCGACAGGTTCTGGTGTGTTGTAAGGCAGTGCAGGAGCGTTATACCACTCATCAATTGCTTCCTGTGTAGGAATAGTAATAGTGAAAGCAAGTCCCTCTTCGCGAAACTCATCTTCCATCTTTTGATAAGTTTCTGGTGTGATATTCGCATCATTCATAATGTCCTTTCCAGTCTTTCAGTTGGTTGATCAGGGAAGTCTCTTGGTCTGCTATCAGTAGCGTTATCGGTCCTAGGGGAGCCTTCATTCGCCTTCATGGTATGTTGATAGTTTGGTCTTGGATATCTGATACGAAATGGATCAGGCATCCAATAGGTCACTTGCCACTCTTGCTCAGGACACAGTTCAAGGTGCTTCTCTACACTATGAGAGAAACTACCAAGTTGAATATATCCATCATGACTGACACACCTGCCATTGCCAGTGTCAACCAAGAACATCATCTTGCTACTCATAGCACGTTTTGCTCTGGATTGAGGTTTTTCACGAATTGCACTGGATCCTCTTCTGACTTGTGTACCCAATGATAGCGCATACACTCAAAAATAGGATCCCATGTTTGGACACAGACATAATCAGTCACGTTGTCTCCAATCATCAGGTTTTTCTTGATGAAACCAACTCTTAATGTCGTCGGCGTCAGTAAATCCCTTTTTGTGGTTGGATGGGTCGGGATCACCTAATCCCATCCTATTCAGAAAATCGTCTGTGCTGCCTTCTTCAATATTGTATGTAATCTGGCGACGTGCGATTTTCAACATTTCATTAGCAGAGGTATTTGCCTTTGCAAGTTTGTTTGCCCAGATCATGTCGTCTAGTTTGACTTCTTCGCCGTTAGCAATGCGCTTACAAATGAATTCCATTCGTAGGCGATAAGCAGTTGATAACATTAATTACATCCTTTATCACTTGATATTTAGGAAAAACCCTGGAGACTAAAAATTACCCCGAATTTTTTTCCGCCGATCCTGTAACTCAAAAGTCAAATAATATATGAGGTCAACGGCACGGTCTGTACTTCAGACGTGTCTGCTTCTCGTAGTAACCCTCGATGTATTGGTGATGCCCTAACCAATAGCCAGGGATCCAAACACGTCGGGTTACTTGCACCTCACACATGCGTCTACGGGGTCTGTAATAGTCCCTGTGGATGTGTGAATCATGGTAATGGTAATGCCGATCCCCATCAAACGGCTCCCAGAATTCCTTCCAGGTTATTGCGTTGGCGGGTGCCGCAGACAGTAGCAGCAGAAGGGGAAGGGCAAGTAGTTTCATCAGTCGTTGGCGAGTGCAGCGAAGTAGTCCAGGTCAGGACCATCGTCTGCTTTGTTTAACTCTTCAATCTTAGCACCGAATCCACTGGGTGTGGTGTCAGGTTGTGACAGTGGTGCAACTGACATGATGTCAGGAGAGTTGAAGTTGCCACGACCCTCAGACTCATCCTCAAAGGACTCGTCACGAGTGCGGACCTGAGTACGACCCCTGTTGAGGACCATATTCAAACGCTCTTCCAACTTCTCATAAGGCTTGAATGCTGTAGGATCAGTGAATTCCTTGAGGGAATGCTGAGACTTCCAGATATCTTCAAGTTGCTCATCACTAAATCCACCCAGCGTAGCAGGTGCAGCGAAGTCAGACTTATCATAATTCCAGTATCCACCAATGGTTTGGATCTTGATACGGAAATCAGCGCCTTGCCACATGTCAAAAGGATTGACAGGAGTCTCATCCTCGAACTGTGGTTGCATAGAGGACACCACCTTGTCGTGGATCTTCTTACCATACTTATACAGGAATACTTTACCCTCATTCTGAGGATTCAGTTGATCCTTCACGACATAGATGTTACTGTAGTAGGAAAGCTTACGCTTCTGCTTACGAGCAACCTCTTTGTCAGCATCGAGACCACTATTCCATAGTGTGCGATTCAATTCACCAACAGGATCTTTCTGACCCAATGTGGTGAGGGAGTTTTCAATATACCATCCGCCAGGACCTTGGAAAGCGTGGCTCCACACCTGTGCCCAAGGAAGGTCTTCACCATCAGGCTCAGGGAGGAAACGGATCACGGCATAACCGTTACCGCTCTTGTCCACCCCAGGTTTCCAAAGTCGCTCATCAGGACCAGCGCCTTGGGGTTTGGACATCTTCTCAATCTGTTGAGTCAGCTTATCAAACGTGCCTGACTTTTTCTTGAGACTTGCAAAAGACATGTGTTTCTCCGTTGTGGTTGTGTGTTTTGTATTTGCCACCGTATTATAGTGGCATAGTATTTAGCGTTTGTCAAGCGCCTGTGTGCGGTTTATGATCAGGACCTTCTCACCGTCATGGGTGAATTGTAACTCGTCATCAGGACCCCACAGCAGCTCCTCGTATAGGTCATCGAGTTTCTGCATGTCCTCGTACAGTTGGTTAGGATTTGGCATCACGTAACTCCTTACGCCACGCCTGTAGTTTGTCTTCCATTGTCTGTAGGATCATCATGAGATTCAATCCACCAGAATACTCCTGTGACAAGAGATCAATACGATCCTTGACATACTTCGCTTCATTGTCATTCTCATCAGTAGGATCCATCCCATGAGATGCTAGTGCCAAGCGTGAGTAAAATACTTTTTGCTTGGCGATCAACTCTAGGGTTTTCTCTACATGCTCCAGACGCTGCTCTGGATCAAACTCTTTAAGACCAGCAGACATCTTCAAGAGTTCTGTATAGCACTCCTGAATCTGCTCTACCTCATCTTTTACTACGTCGCTCTTGAAAAATTCGTTGTCAGTCATAGGGGCAAGATCGCTTTGCTCGTTCGTTTAATGTAATTTAATTGCTGGGCGTCCCATTTGATTTTGTCCTTGAGTGGTTTAGAGATCAGTTTACTGACAGTTTCAACTTCAATCTCAAACTCCTCACAAACAGACGCAACTGCTTCTATGTAGTTGATGAGTCCTTGGGAGTCTTTGACTCGCATTTCTACGAGTGAGGTAAACTTACCCTGAGTCATGAATTTTTCTTCAATCTCTTTCATTTAAGTCCCTCGACATAGTAACGATACTCTTCGATCCATTTGATTAGGGTATCCATATAAGGTATCTTATCATACTTCTCTACAATTTGCATCTGCCCATCCTCTGCCACAGATAATGTAACAAGTTTGTCTACCTCAACACCAGTCATCTCGTAATACATGTAAGCATATGCTGCTTCCTGTACAAAGTATGACTTAAGATACTCCTCCTTCTTGATCCTAGTTGTGGTCTTGAAGTCAATGATTGCTAGAGAGTTATCAAACTCAGCAATACAATCAACCCTACCAGCAAGACCCAACTTAAGAGAATGAAGAGGGGCTTCAATACAATGAATGTTAGAAATACGATCAAGATCCTTACGAGCAAACCCGAAAAGGTACTTGGGAAGACCTTTGCTTTCTTTAATTTTCTCCAAGTCATTGTTTAGATAGTGCTCCACGATGGTATGGTATTGGGTGCCACGCCACGATGCAGCACGGCGGACACGCTCTGCCTCAGTGTATCCTACTCTCTTCTCCCAGGCAAGGATACCCGCCTTAGTATTATGACCGACAACAGTTGTGACGCTAGGCATCCAACCACTATCGGTCTTATAGAACCTTCCGTGAGGAAGAGTCCTGCTCTCTAACTCAGTGAGAGGAGAAGCAGGACCAACATAATTAAAAGACATTCACATTCCCATGTTAATTTTAGATACAAGATACTCTTTCACTAACCCAGACCTTACGATGTCCTCGATACCAAACTCAACACAGTCGAAGGATGGCATAGATTGTAGGATCTTCATGAAGTCAAGCACGCCATTGCGCTCATTAGATTTCAGTAGATCAGACTGGGAGTAGTCACCAGAGAAGATGATCTTAGCATCCTCACCAACACGAGTGATAATGGAATCAAGCTCATGGAAGTTGAGATTACTAAACTCATCCACTATTATAATGCACCTGTCAAGTGTCACGCCACGAATGAATGAGGTAGACCAGAACGAGACAGACTCTTGTGCTCTGAGGTTAGCATACAGTGCTTCAAACGCATTGTCATCTGGCATCTCAAACATATACTTCACCATATTCTTGTATGGTATCTGGTATAGGTTTGCTTTGTCCTCGTGATCACCTGGCAAGAAACCAATCTCTCTCGTAGGCACCAGTGATCGGACCATGTAGACCTTCTCGTATGGAGTCTCTGGGTCCAGAACCTCACGCAATGCTAAGTAAAGACTAATAAAAGTCTTGCCTGTGCCAGCGGCACCATGCAGGACTAGGTTTTTACCTTCAGCAAAAGAGTTGAAGATAGTTTCTTGATTGTCTGTGAGTGGATTAATCTGCTTGAGATGCTCAAGATTAATAGGTTTCTTTCTTCTCATTTGCTTTGCTGTGAGTGTCTCCAGTTTCATGGAGCGACGGCGTGTCTTGGACTTAACAGATGTTGGCATAGAGGGTGTTGGTTAGGTGTAACGGGACAAGTTTGCTACGGGGTGGTCGGCTTGCATCTTCTGCATAACCTCTTTGAAACCATCGGACTGCTTAGGTTCTCCGTAGGTTACCCCACCGATACCTGCTTGCCAGTCCTTATCCCAGTCGGGATTATCTTTACGCCACTGATCATAGTTGACCATTGACATAGAGAATTCTTGTTTCTCGCCTGTCTTAAGATTCTTTACATTGTATGTAGGCATTACAGACTCCTGCTTTGGGGCATAACTTGACTGCTAATATACTTAGCGGTAGGTATATCTGACTCAAAGAGTTGCTTTGATTCAGACTGTGACCGTGCTTCAACGATCTTATGGTGACGACGATTACCTGTAGCGGGTAGCGAATAGGTAATCATGTATCTGATTAGTTTGAAACTCATTAGTCAATCCTCAAACAGGGTTGTATGTCTTGCCAGTATTGATCATCATCATTACATCCACAGTCCTGCTCAGGACACCAGTCCAGTGCCTTAGAGATAGTAGGAAACTGACAGATGAAATGCTTCTGACACAGTTGAGCGATGTCCATGTGCTCCTGCTGAGTGCCATTAGAAGACCTCAGTTGGATGTAATGGATCCATGAACGCACAGAGCCAGTCATGAAAATTCTGGTGGGTGCGGCAAGGGGGAGCACAAAACGAGCACACTCCTTTGCAATACCTTCACGCAGTAATTCATTGTAGAGATCCATTCCCTCAATAAAGTATTGATGGATGCGTCCCTGTAAGAATGCTTTCTGCTCTACATCTACAGCGTCAATACTATTCTGACGATTCTTAGTGTCTTGCAGTCGTAGATCAGGCACCTCAATCATTTCACTCAGCAGATTAGTATCTGCATAGCGTTGTGAGAACTCTTGATAGGTGAAAGATCTATGCCTCAGGATCTGAGCTGCCAGTCCCCTGGTAGTGTTGATCTCAAGCGTCATGAATGCTTGCTCAAAGACACTCCAGTGCCCATGCTTGATGCAATACTTCAGTAGACCAGCAACCTCAGGGTTGTCCTGGTTGTTTGGGTTACTCACACGAGCAACATATCCCATGTGCTTCTCAGCATCAGGGGTCACAGATACCATACACACCTTAGAGGAGTGCTCTACAGGAGAAATTTTAGTCATTCTTAGGGATAAGCAGGCGAGAGATTACGATTAGTCCCATGCTTGTCCAGTAGGTTAGCACAGGTAGTGCGAATAAACCTGGCATAAACATATTCCAGATAAACATCAGCACCAGTGGTGAGATGAAGAGGGTGCCGAGTCCTGCAACAATAGATTTACCCATCTCAATGTTGCTCAGTTTCTCCTGCTCCTCTTCTTCTTTCTTCAGGGCAGCATCCACTGCTGCCTTCATGTCTTCAATCTGCTGCTCAGCAGACTGTCTAGGGTCGAAGTAAACTTGATCTCCTTTAGTCATCCTTTGCCCTTGGTTACCTTTGCTGGGGGTTTGTTTGGATCTTGCCATAGTTTGGGATTGATTCTTCCTTCTGCTTGTTTGTACCATTTCAGATCATGTTTATACTTGTCCCAATAATGGTCAAAGATATCAACATTCTTTCCGCTGGTAACGATGTCATAGTGCTCTTGACCTTCAATCAGATAGCAAACGATAAACGCTGACGTTGGTAGCGATCTATCCTCTGCTGCTTGAAGGTCACAATCTGATTGTAAGGTTTTAATCCCTCTACTCATCGAGCTCGTCCCCCCCACTCAATAGAAGGAAATGCATCCTTAACTACTGACTGTGTGATGCGGTATTTCTTATGGAGTGTCTTATTCACTGCTTTGATAAGGACTTCTGCTTCACTCTCATGCAGTCCTTCAAGCATCTGAATAAACATGCTCTCGATCTTCAGCCCAGGCAATGTATCGTCACCACCCTTGAAGAATCGATAGAGTTTCTTACCCTCCTTCTCCAACAGTGTGTGCTCAGTGCCAACAGGTGCTTCGTTAGGACGATAAGGGACATCTTCACCCATAGGGACACGAGGTTCTATGCTCTCATCAAAGTTGATGATGAAGATAGACCTTAGTGTCTGGGTGTTGTTGTCTTGCAAGATTTTAATCTTTGCTGCTTTCGTCTTAGCATTATGTGCTTTCTGAAGCACTTCAGAAATCATCAGTTTCATGGTTTAGATAGTAGGTTTACATTCACTCTTCGTCATCAATCATATCATCTTCATCTGCGATCCGCAAGTAGAGGAGCTCAGCTGGGTCTGCCATGCCATCTTCACCCTGCATTTCAGGGTGCATAACAACAGCAGCATACTCTGCTCTATCTAACCACAGATCAAACACATGCTTCAGGTTCCATGATGCGATAAACCCTAGAAGAAAGGATCCTAGGGTAAGAAAGAAGGCAATGTACAGAAATGTAAGATCAGCCATGATGCCTCCTTAAGTCTTGTTAAAATTATTTAGCAACCTTCTTACGCCTTCCAGGTTTCCTCTCGGCATGATACTGCCAAGCGCCCTCCAGGATGCTGTAGAGGTAGTCTCTGATCTTTCTTGCCTTAGGTTTGGGGATGTGACCATACGCTTCGCGTAGCACTGGGTCCCCCCCTTTGATGTAACCATTTAACTCCTCCACGGTGTTACTCAGTTGTGCTGCAGTGGATGACTCAATGAAATCATTTGTTTCACGTCGTGTCCACTTCGCTTGCTTGAGATAGTTGTACATCTTGAATAAAAATTTCTGATTGAGCATTGCCTCATCGAGTGCTCGCTCTACCAGTTGATAGACTTCAGTTGTGTCTTTTGTCTTCACAGTAAGTTGTTTTCTCTCAGATACTTAACAGTTTCAGTGCATCCACCCATCTGTCGTCCATTGATTAGAACTTGAGGGAAGGTAGCACCATTACCAAACTCTTTATAGAATTGGTCTCTTGTAAAGTTAACATTTAATGTGAATTCTGCAAAGGGATAACCTTTCATTCGATACACTTCTTTAATTTTAGTGCAGAAAGGACACCCAGGTCGTGTGTAAATTGCTGTGTTGCCAGGTTTTGCCATCGTAATATATGAGAGAGAATAAAAAAGGGTCCCGAAGGACCCTCAACAGAGCATCAGATTCCGTCTAAATTATATATCAGAAAGAATACTTGACGCCCAGTTTCCCACCGTAGCCACGGTCGATGTTGTCATCGCCACTGCCCACGAATGAGACTTCACCATACGCACCCAGAGCATCGCTCAGGGAAACACCGACACCTGCCTTACCAGAAGGAACCGTGTCATTCTCAGCGCCATCAGGAGAAACCAAAGTAGCGCCGCCCTGGACATAGTATGAAGCGGATTCGCCCAGAGCACCTTCATACCCTACGTGAAAATCCGTCGCGGCACCAGAATAATCTGCGCCAGTCCAACCAGCATTGGTTTCTACGTTAACGTAGGGACCTGCGAGGGCAGCAGACGGAGCCACAATTGCGGCAGTGGCGGCGAGAGTTGCGATTGCAGTTTTGATCATTGAATTAATACCTCTTAGTGTTTTCTTGTGGAGTGTTTACCCACAGATGATAGGGGATTCGACTCTCCCCGTGTGTAGTCTGTAACAATCCGTAACCTTAGTTGGTCACGGTTGGTTATTTATAGCAGTTTAATCTCCAAATGTCAATCCCTTGTGCCAGTTGGACAACGGTTAACCTTCTTGATCAACTGCTCGGACAGATCATAGTGCAGCTCATGGCATTCTGTCAAGACGTAGTATCCAGTGAGATCCACTCCATCATCTGTCCATCCATAGGTGATTATGCGCTCATGCACGTCATCTGAGTCCAGAAGTTTATCCGTATTAAGATAGTGATTATACTTCTGGTGCAGATTGATCATGGTCTGAAAGTTCCTTGGACTTACTAATTATATCACGAATCTCTGACATTTGTCCAGTCGTTAGATTCTCTTCAGGTTGAGTAACATCTTCTTGGGTGTCCTCTGCAGGGGAGAGTGACTTCTGGACTGCCTCCAGGTCTTCTATCATACCAACAGGCACGAACCCACCACCAAATGCTTGAGTCTTGCCAGGTTTGTGATCCATACCCTGCACCTCTGCAAGGTTAGACCTCCAATACTTCTGCATTTTCTTCATCATCTTCTTACGACCCTTGGGATCGTCTTTGTATTTCTCAATGATCCTCCTGAGTGCTTTCAACTCACGGGAGGTTTTCTCCATGGACCTCTCTGCGTGTCCAGTATTACCAAATCCTGCCATAATTACGATGTTTGTGTGATGATTAGTTTGAATTTAACACGGTGTTTGTCTCTGTCAGAGCTAGTATACCACACAGGTGAGTTTTTGTTGTGTGATTCTTGATAGAATGCTTCCTTCGCACTCCTCCTCATACTATCTCTTTCATAGAATGCAGCAAGGTTACGTGGTAACGTAAAGTTGCCCTTCATGTCTGGGTAGTAAGGTGATGTGTTTGGATCTTCCATTGCATTATAGGCAGCATCAGCAGATTGTCCACCACCGCTAGTAGTTAGGTCTGCAATTACCATTGTAGCATTAACGTCAAATCCATTCGCTGCATTGTCATCCCATTGAATCGTCTGACCACTGTCTCTGATTCGGAAACCAGCATCTCCACTTTGCTCACCACCTAACCAAGTAAATCCTTGCTCATCATCGTCTGCATCAACTTGGAAGAGTGAAGTGAAACCACGATCAGGTAGACCATGTTCGCTATCTGGATCAGGGAAATATCCGACCGCTTGTTGGTGAAGCTCTGGATCAGTAAGGTATTCTGGATGATCATCCCAACCTTGTACAATTACATCCTTTGCAAAGTTTGAAAGTGATGTAATGTCACCAGCGTTAAATGCCTCTCTAGCATTTGCATATTGACCAGCCTGACCATTGATAGTCCAAAGATATTTGTTGCCACCAGTAACAGAGAAGGATCGAGTCTGGTTGCCAGTCTCGCTGTTACCCTGATCAAATGTCTGACCTTCAATAACCAGTTTACCAACTGCTTGACCAGATGTGCTGGGTTGATCATCCCAATCAAAGTCAAGTGTAATGGTGCCACTACCAGCACCCTCAACCTGAATACCTGTGCCATTAGGCAAGAAGTATGCAGACAGGGTGCCCGTCGCTCCCTGGTCGTATCTCCTAGGTGGCCACGTAAGATCATACTCCTGCCCCTGAGAGTATCCTATACCCGTCTGTAGCACCTCCATAAGGGTGATGGCACACATCCACCTCTCAGGGTTGGCAACACCGCCCTCTGGTTTGCCCTGCTCGTTAGGGATTCCCTTAGTGGAGTAGAAGGTGAATCCAATCCTAACCTTTGCATACAATGAAGCTGCTACGCTCACATTCTCAATAGCATCATTCTCAAACTCATTACCATCTAGGTAGTAGTCCTGAGTGAAAGTATTTGCACTAAAGAAGTTTGTGCCACCATCGAATACTGATGCTGCTGTTGACTGACAGTCAGCAACTACATACCAGGGTTTCTCTTGTCTAGCAAAGCAGACAGGAGACTTGTTGAGGAATGTGTTACGTTGAGGGATTGTTCCATCACCCTGATCGAATCGTGTGACTAGATGTCTTCTTACAAAATCACCATAGTCACCACCCAACACCTGCACACGATACCCTTGCCAGTTTCCTCTTTCATATTCAGATGCTGAGTCCTCAGGATATCCTGTGTCGCAATACCCTCCCGTGACATTAGGAATCAGAGGGTTGAAAGTATCTCTAGCCATGCCACCTAGAATTGCAGGGTTGTTCTGTAGCAGACCATGCATCGATGTGATGGTGGAGTTTTCATATACCTTGGTAGATGCCTGCTTAGGACCAGCAGATTTCTTGTTAGGTTTGGCACGATCATGCCAAGTGTCACCAATCATACTACCTGCTCTCGTCTTGCCATCTGCCTTGGCATTGATCTGAGATCCATATGATGGATAGAATTGGAAGTTTATTCCAACCACAGCACCAGCAGATTGAATACTAAGTAACTGTGTGTTTGCCATCATCATAGGACTGAGTGGGTTATCACCAGACACTGTTGTCAACTGGAGACCCCACTGCATCTCAAACTTACCTGTGTCTACATTCCATAGAGCACAGTATGGTGTGATCGTTCCTGTAGGTGGACCAGTGATAATTGACTGCAGTTTGAAGTTAAGTTTGTCTCCAGGCGAGAGGGAAATGGTGCCATCATAGAGGTCTTGCCCAATAGTCGGCCAGTCCCCAGCGTCATACCTCTGCGAAAAGATCTCCGATCCATTCTTTTTCATCCTCATTTTGAATCTGATGCAGTCACCTGTGCTACCACCAGTGATACCACCGAAGGACTTCAACTTAAAGTTACCACCTGTGATCGTAGTAATAGTTTGGTTACGACCTTGTGAGATTGAGTAGTCCCCGTCACACTTACCACACTCATGGTTTTCATCCCACTCACCAAATGTGATAGGTGAATCGTTACCACACCCCTGACGTTGGAGGATAACATCCTTAAAGTTTTTCTTAAATGACTGAGGATCACATGGGTTAGACAGATCAATCTTCAGCATCACAGGCTCAGGTCTGTTGTCTGCAAACACATAGCACTGAATACCCTCGTAAATGTAACCAGGATAAGCAGTAAACTCTACAGTATGCCAAAGGATCAGGTCATCATAGTCATCGTCACCATCAATAAGGTCTTCCCACATCTGTTTGTTGGGACCCTTCCACTTGGTGTAGTCCTTCTTGTCCTCAGGATTCCACTCCTTATCTGAGAAGAGGATGTAATCATTCTCCTTGGTATCAATACCACTACCACGGAATCCAGAACCATGACCGTTGGAGTGTGAGTTGATATTAAATGTCTGGTTGGTGCTCAGACTGTTTTGACCAGCACCATCAGACAGCAGGAAGAATCCCATGGTGCCACCTTTATATGCCTGCAACTCAGACACACTGATTGTGACGACGTTGGTCTCGTTACCACCACCCTCTTCAGCATTCTTAGCACTAGGCACAACGATCTTGCCCCACTGAGGACCACTGCTATTTGCTAGGTAGTAACCAAATGCATTGTCGTATCCTGCCTTACCCTTCTCCACATCCAGACGGACGGTAAGATCAGTAGTAACCTTCTGAGGGATACGGTATGCAAACCTGCTCCGTGAGACCCTCTGAGGGATGGTGTTGTTCTGTGGGTCAATTGTATACCTATGGTCACCTGTGGATGGATTGTAGAAGCGATGAAGTCCCCACAGTTTTTCCTTATCAGCAATGAATTCAATGCCATCGGGTTTCTTCTGGAAGACATACCCCAGGATACTATGGAAGACCATGCCAGCACCATTCATGGTGTCTCTCTCACCAGCACCCTGAGTATCAGGAGCACCAGGGTTAGTGGTCAGGAAATAATCATGAGGATTGCTACCTTTGTACTTAAACAGAGGCACACTTCTATCTCTTGTCTCAGATCCAAGGATAGATGCAGTGATATTCATCACCCTCTGACCGTCATTACCATTCTGCTGAGGCATGAATGTAAATGGAATCTCCACACCAGACTCAGGAAGTTTACCAGTCCAAGAGGTTACTCTCCACTCACTATCAATATCATCTGCCTTACCATCACTGCCTACATTATATACAGGTCTGACTTCAAAGTTAATCACAGCACCACCATATCTGATAGTGTGCTGTGCGATATCTCCTCTTCTTCCATTGCCACTACTTAAACCTAGGTTTTTCTTAGGCCAGAAGTCAGCACCACCCTCATTATAAACCCAGGTGCCATTACCTACACCTTCATTGTTAGTAGTTTTGATCGGTGGATTCTTTTCTGATGTTGTGAATCCTGAATTGCTACCAGTGATTAGCTCTACGTTTTGTCCACTACCACCTGCTGATCCAGGCACCTTATCCTTTAGGCACCACCATGCAGCATCACCATCAGTCAGAGAGTATCCAGAAGGACCAGCAATCTCATTGTGATAGTTGTACTCATTACCATTCTCGGATTCATAGACAGGGACTCTCTCAGGGAAGCAGTTCTTGATACAAACTTCCGTCTTGTTAGCAGACCATCCACGAGGGTGGAATCCTTCACAGTCTGCCTTGGCAGGTGTCCAACCACCACCTAAGTATGGTTTGAATGTACATTCTAAAGTTTTTCTAACACATCGTGCCCAATCGTCATCCTCTGGTTTAGAGAAAGGACAATACAATATCTCTTCAGGGTCACTTCCAATTACTTTCCAGTATCCATTACCTATATCTTTTACTTTGCCACGAATTCTTAACTCACTGACACGCTTACAGTCATCAGGGGGACCACCGCCAGTGCTACCACCAGTGCCTATCCATGGACCATCAGGCTCGGGACCAGTTGGCCAGTGGATGGTGATGGGATTGCCGCATTTCAGACCAGGAATTTCTATACCTAATTCATCTACAACGAAACAAATAATAGGATCGATGTTAACAATCGTAGGGAGATCAGGTAAATCGTCAGGTGGACGGGGTGGTAGTAGTGGCGGAAGGGCAGGGTAACATCTCCCAACCAGATCTTGAATCACCTCATTAGGTGTTGGCGGGGGAGTAAATTCAGGAGCATCAGGACGCTCAGGGATATTGAGCGAGTCCAGTGGGTTGGGACTGTTTGGTGGTGCAGTAGGACCATAACATCTACCCACCAGATTCTGAATCACTTCAGAAGGTGTTAGTGTTGGTGGTATACCCTCGGAGGTTCCACCTGCGGGTCTAAATTCACTAGCAGGATTCTCACCATCCAATGCGTTGGGGGTCAGACCAATCGGACCCGTGACATTGTAACAGCGAGCAACTAGATTACGAATATGCTCGGACATTAAAAAAGAGGAGCGGGTGCTGCTCCTCTATTTAGTGTGATGTGTTTGATGGATTTTGCCATCCACATCAGCGGCGACGATACTTTATTTATCGTTGTATAGATTCTCCAGTTTTTCTCTGGATAGATCTACATACAATACCTCTTCACCTATCTGAGGTGCCTCGGGATGTTTCCGAGATCTAGCACCCCAGTAAATAGATTTAAGGTTGTAATACATAAGAGCAAAGGCACCGCCAGCAATGAGAGCGAAGCATGTGAAGTAAAGAAAGACTTCAAAACTATTCATCATGCCTCCTGAAGAGATTGAACTGTGTTGTGTAACTCACCAACATCACGAAGACCCTCGGCACTAAACCAAGGAGCATTAGCCCAACTGAATCCTTCACCAAAGGTGTTATCAGGTGCAGTGATATACCAATGACATGATGTGTCAGGCACATCTACTGCACACTTAGACCAATCGTCACTCCACTGTGGGACTTGCACCCACATTAGAGCAGCAAACATAATACTGAAGAGTGATTTAATCACAGTGCATTACCTCTTGGTAGTACTTCCTCAGGGAAGATGAAGTTTTCATGTGGTTGGTCAGCAGGTGCCATCCAAGCACGGAGTCCTTCATTCAGGAGGATATTCTTGGTGTAGAAGGTCTCGAATTCAGGATCCTCCGCTGCACGAATCTCCTGAGATACGAAGTCGTAAGCACGAAGATTAAGAGCGAGTCCAACAATACCGATAGAAGAAGTCCAGAGACCCATGACGGGCACGAATAGCATAAAGAAATGCAACCAACGCTTGTTACTAAAAGCAATACCGAAGATCTGTGACCAGAAACGGTTCGCAGTAACCATCGAGTAAGTTTCCTCCTCTTGCGTAGGCTCAAAAGCCTTGAAAGTATTCGCTTGCTCACCATCTTCAAACAGCGTGTTTTCTACAGTAGCACCATGGATTGCACATAGCAATGCTCCACCCAGTATACCAGCAACACCCATCATATGGAAGGGGTTGAGGGTCCAGTTGTGGAAACCTTGAAGGAAGAGTAGGAATCTAAAGATTGCTGCTACCCCGAAACTAGGTGCAAAGAACCATGAAGACTGACCCAGTGGATACAGAAGGAATACGCTGACAAAGACAGCAATAGGACCAGAGAACGCAATAGCATTGTAGGGACGGATACCAACTAGACGAGCGATCTCAAACTGTCGAAGCATGAAACCAATGAGAGCGAAGGCACCGTGGAGAGCCACGAAAGCCCAGAGTCCCCCAAGTTGGCACCAGCGGACGAAATCCCCCTGAGCTTCAGGACCCCAAAGTAGAAGAAGAGAATGACCCATAGCGTCAGCAGGCGTTGAGACAGCTGACGTAAGAAAATTAGCACCCTCAAGATAGGAAGTAGCAAGTCCGTGGGTGTACCAACTCGTGACAAAAGTTGTGCCAGTAAGCCAACCACCAATGGCAAGATAAGCAGTGGGAAGAAGAAGTATTCCAGACCAACCCACAAAGACAAAGCGATCCCGTTTAAGCCAGTCATCAAGGATATCAAACCAACCCCTCCGTTGTTGTTGTAGTGTAGCAGTCGTCATTGAATTTTACCTTAGTTGTTTAGTTCCAAATAGAATTTTGTTTGATCACTAGGTGCATTCTCGTAGAATGAGATGTCACCATACATTTTATGATCTTTGTATCCAACCATGCGACCTTTTGTATTTTGGATAGCACCCATCATAGCAATGATAAGGAAGATAGCAGGAGGACCAATGATTAAAGCACCACCGATCACATAGTAAGTGAGCAATTCGATTAGATCAGTAGACATAAAACTTTACAGTAATGAAGAAAAGAAAAGGGGTCCGTAGACCCCTTTATTATACCACAAGTTGAGTGATCAACCGATGCTAGGTGCGGTAAGTGCCACAGGTGTGGACTCGGCAGCAGCCAGATCGAGTGGGAAGTTGTGAGCGTTACGCTCGTGCATGACTTCCATACCAAGACCAGCGCGGTTAAGCACGTCTGCCCAGGTAGGGAGGACACGACCATTGTTGTCCAAGATGGACTGGTTGAAGTTGAAACCGTTGAGGTTGAATGCCATGGTGCTTACGCCCAGTGCAGTAAACCAGATTCCGACAACAGGCCATGCGGCAAGGAAGAAGTGAAGACTTCTGCTGTTGTTGAAGGAAGCGTATTGGAAGATCAAACGACCAAAGTAACCATGAGCGGCGACGATGTTGTAAGTCTCTTCCTCTTGTCCAAACTTGTAACCATAGTTTTGTGACTCAGATTCAGTCGTCTCACGGACGAGTGAAGAAGTAACAAGACTACCATGCATTGCCGAGAAGAGTGATCCACCGAAGACACCTGCTACTCCCAACATGTGGAAGGGGTGCATAAGGATGTTGTGCTCTGCTTGGAAGACAAGCATGTAGTTGAATGTGCCAGAGATACCAAGAGGCATTGCGTCAGAGAAAGAACCTTGACCGAAAGGATAGACCAGGAAGACTGCGGATGCTGCTGCAACAGGTGCAGAGTATGCAACACAGATCCAAGGACGCATCCCAAGACGGTAAGACAATTCCCATTCACGTCCCATATAGGCAAAGATGCCGATCAGGAAGTGGAAGATTACCAATTGGAAAGGACCGCCGTTATACAACCACTCGTCGAGTGATGCGGCTTCCCAGATGGGGTAGAAGTGAAGACCAATTGCGTTGGAGGATGGGACAACAGCACCAGAAATGATGTTGTTACCATACATGAGTGAACCTGCTACGGGCTCACGGATACCGTCGATATCGACGGGTGGTGCCGCTACGAAAGCGATCACGAAGCAGATGGTTGCCGCCAACAGAGTTGGGATCATCAGCACTCCAAACCATCCGACATAGAGTCGGTTGTTTGTGGAAGTTACCCACTCGCAGAACGAATCCCACGCGGAGGTTGTTTGTTGTTGCCTTGAAAGAGTTGACATTGAAATTAGGGTAGGTATGAGTGCAGGGAAACACTAATATAATATGCCTGTTGCACCCTCAGCAGCAGGTATGAAAGACTGTTATTTAATGACGCTGTTTAGTCTTGGTAAGGCGTCAAGTGTGTCGTTGTGTAACGACCGTCCATACTATATATGGTTTTCAACACCTTGTCAAGTGTAATCGAAGGTGGACTCCAAGAAAACCGACATAGGAGGACATGTCTTGGCATATTGTAGCACAAGTTGGTGCTCATATGCCCAGTCATCGACTTTGCGACGAGTAACAAGCTCTGGATACTTGAAGTATTCAGTGAGTCGCTTGTTGACTGTAGTATAACCTGATCCTGCAAGGATGTGAAGGACCTGTGTGCCACCATGGGAAATGGCTTCGTTGCCATTCATAATATACTGAATGGCTTCATGGGTTCCTGTGAGATCATACTCTATCTCATCGCTGACATGACTCCAGAAAGGTGTGTCACGACGGCGACTGTAATAGTAGTGTGCCTCTACAAACTCACGCCATCCGTCCATATGCTCAGTGAGGTTATGGTTGAAGCGATCACGCTGGAATTGTCCAGGCAGAGGTGCCTCCTGTAGGAGGTCCATGAGAGCAAGGATGCCATGGTGTGTGTTGAAGAGACTTGTAGATTCTAACGGCTCAATGAATCCAAACGAGAGTCCGATGGACACACAGTTACCTGTCCATGCTCTCTCATGCCTGCCGTTTTCAAACTTGATCAGACGTGCATCATCGTATCCGAATTCTTTACGGGCATCCTCTTCGCTCTGAAACTTTGAGCAGAATACATATCCCCTGCTGAGGAAGTCATAGGTAGGGATGGTCCACTGCCAACCAGCAGTCATTGCTTTAGCGTTGGTGTAGGGGACCATCTCGGTCTCACGATCAGTGTAGTCAGTCTTAACTACGAGTGCGCTGTCAGTTACAATTGAATCGTAGGGTTTCCACTTGCTAAGCGCCCCCCCGACAACTGCTTGCTGCCCACTACAGTCGATAAAGAGATCACCAAAAATCTTTTCTCCCCCGAGTTTGTATGGTCCACCTGTGACCACGACGTGCTCGATGTTCCTTCCTTTAGTAGCAACAGACTTAACTGTGCTATTAACCACCTTAAGATCTTTGCAGAAGGTGTCTCTGAGAAAGTTGGAGAAGGCTGCTCCGTTAATATGGAATGATCTGTCTTTAGCGAGGTCATATGGTCCTAGGATATTTTTATTCAGTGGTAGTCGCCCTGCCTCTGCCACCGCCGTGAATGGCATGAATACTTGGGAGAAGGGTGGTAGATTCTCTGGATGAAATGCTTTGGCGAGCATCCACTCTTGAAATTTTATATGTTTTGCGACTGACTGTCCATTGGGATAGTGAAATACTTCACCCTCCTTCACGAAACCATCAAACCTTGAAGAGGATTTGAATGTTGCTCGTGCTGCAGGGAGGAATACTTCATCAGTGATCCCCATGTAATCAAGATACTGATTGATGTGTGGCGTAGTGCTTTCACCTACACCGATGGCATCACCACCATTGATCATAGTGATGTCCCAGTTAGGGAAAGTTTTACAAAAAGCGGCGGCAGTCATCCAACCAGATGTACCACCACCGACAATCACAATACGCATGTTACTTTTTTTTCAGTGTCTTTTTAATCATCTTAGCATACAAAACTTCCTCTGGTGTATACCAATTGGGATGTTTCTTTGCTCCTTTAAGTAGTTTCTTTACTGCTTTCTTTGTTGAGAGTTGTTTCTTTTCTTCCATTAATGGATTGATATTTAGAAAATTCTTTGAAGAGATTCTCACCAACGAAAGCATAGAGGTCTCCGCCATGGGTAGACAATGCTTCTTCTAATCCTTGCTGGGTGGATGGGACATTAAGCAACCCATTCGACACATAGTAGTGACAGAACTCATACACTTCTCTATTTATGGGGATTTGCTTATGAATAAATGCAGTCAGACAAATCTGTCTCTCTGCCATCTTGCCGTCGTCATAGCGCCAGTCTTCAATCATTGAGCAATCATCCTGAATTCTTTTTTAGTTTGGAATGCCTTCTGCCCTGCTTCACACAGGTGCAGAAGAAATTGAGCCTTGTGTAGGGATAGGTTGGAGTAGTTTTTTAACTTAACCCAGTTACCATCCCAGTAAAACTCTAAGCAATACATGACTCATGCATCCAACCTGAGTTTATTTAGATAATCCCAAGCATATACTTCACGGTTACCTTTGATGCCCCATCCCAACCAACGATAAGAAGGTTGCATATAGTATGCAATACTCATTCCATTCGATTGGAAGTATGGAAGTTGACGCTGAAATATATTCTCGTTAACCATGTAACGAAGTTGGCAGTCGAATGTGGAGGGATCACACTCAAACTTATTGGCAAATTTGCCGAGGTTGACGTAGCGGTTTACGCTGGTCCACTGAATGATGCCATAACCACCCCGATGACAATCGTGGTAAGAAACTCTAGCACCTCCCTCGCATATATTGGCAGTGAAATTAGACTCCTGTCTAATGTTGCCAAGAATTGTAGCAATAGCATTTTTGTCTTTGATATTTACTGATGGTGTTTGTAAATACGCTACGACTTTTGTCTCTTCAGGGGAGCAATCTTCACACTCCCATTTAGTCTCTAAGATCTTTGTAGGTCTCAGTCCTGCTGCTTCAACTTTGTGAGGAGCAGAAGAAGTACATGCCATAAGCAGTGGCAGCATTGCTGTTACCATTACAAGTGGTCTCATGTCTAGTCTATCCATAATAGAAAAGGGTGCCAGAGGCACCCGAGTATCATAGCGTATTTAGCGTGGTTGTCAAGAGGTTGGAGCATAAGAAGGAATCATCATTCCCCCATCACTTCCGTCGTCATCCTCATCAGTGTCTGCTAGTAGTAGCAAGATAATGAAAGGAGTAAAACAGAAGACGATCGTCTGAAATACCTCTAGACTCATTACCAAATACCTGGGATGATCTGTCCTGTGACAGCGTAGGTGCCCATTGCGGCAACGATTCCGATCATTGCCATCCAACCATTAAAACGTTCTGCTTGAGGAGTCATTTCACCACACTCCGAAGAAGAGTTTGCCAGTGAAGGCATAGGACAGGAAGGCAGAGACGATGCCAAGCATTGCTAGGCGTCCGTTGAGTTTCTCTGCGGACTCATTGTGAGTCTCGTATACTTCTGATTGCATTGCTTTCTCCACTTTAGGGTCGATGTACATTTGGGGCTCGGTGGCATACATGTTGGTGCGACCACCGTCTTCGATTGTAACAGTCATTTGTTAAGGTATGTTACTTCTTGTAACTATATATAACTTTACAATATTTGTCAAGCCCCCTTAAGAAAATGTGATGACATCCTGTCCACCGATCACCCCACCGAGGTCTACTGGTTGTGCTGCAAAGGTGTCCCCACTGAAGGAGATCGTGTCACTGGTCTCAATGTTCTGGAAGTCATAGTTATCGTTGAGATAGATCGGACTGCTAGGGAATTCGATCTGTGGCACGTCCTCAGCACACTGCTCAGTGATGGTCTGTAGACCATTGTAGTGACGCCACAGCTCACTCAGGTGACTGCGATTGAAGTTAGGGTCATCGATCGCACTGTGCAGTGCTTTCTTGAGTGCCTCTGTTGCTGCTGTCAATTCTGCTTTCATAATTCCAGTGACGGATAACTCCGCTGACGATAAAACAATTGGTGACAAGATAGGATACAAAAATGCAGGTACGAATACCTGCAATGTAATTATCATAGGGTCCTGTCTTGTCATCAGAGAATGACCCTAGGGAATACTTCCAGACGTTAAGAAGACGCTTTAACACTGTCTCGTGTATAGCAAGGGACACCAGCAGGGTCTAACCATTTGGCATACTCAAAGTCTTCAATAGCAAGAAGCATCTGATCACCATTATCAAAGAGATAGATGTCAGAATACTTCTTTGTATACTCGTTTGCTTTTTGCAAACGAAAATCAGGTTTGCCATTCAATTGAATGTGACCCTTCTGCACATAGCGATAGGGAAACCTCTCGTGAATCACAGTAGTCTTGGTCGTTGCGACTGACTGCGGATCAAGATCATTCATGGTCGTCTGAGTGTCTTCAAATATGATAGCACATCCTCACGGATCCACAACAGTTCGTGGTAACATTTCTGGGAATGAGCACATGCTCTCAGTTTGGGATCAGGTTCTAGCACACTCTCTATGAAAATGTCAAGTCCCCTATTCCATTTGTCGTCCTGTGTCTCCATGTAACTCCTTAGATAAAATTAAACCAACCTGTAATAATCATCTTCTCACTATCGTTAGAGACTCTACCACGATGGTGGAATGTCCAATCTGCTGGCCAGATCACAGTGTATCCACGCTGCGCTGGGACATACTTCTGCTGATAATACCATTCGGTACCACCATCAGGGACATCATTGAGGTAAGTCATGAAGACTAGGTGTCGATAGACGGATCCAGGCAGGGCATTAGACCTTTCGGTATGCCACTGCTTGAATCCACCACCTTTAGGATACCACTGCATAGACAGTGGCTCCTTTACTTGGAATCGTGAGGTCTCACAGAAAGGAAACCTCTCCAAGTATTGATTGAGCACGTCTTGAAGTGCGTGCATATAGTTTTGCACCTGAGGACAGGACAGTTGATAAGGGACATGTAGATCGAGAGAGTCTTTATACTCCTTATCCACCGTCACATCTCCTTGTCTAAGGACCTGACCCTCATGAAAATTCAAGACGTTTTGATTATGCCAGAAATCTTCAAGTCCCGTCACAACGGATTCATCAATAAAATTACCCCAGATGAAGTCATTACACTCATCATTAAGTGGGGTGCAGACGTTACCTTTATAAATTGTGATTTCTTCTTTAAGCATAAGTATCCCGACCAGGGTAAAGTTTAGGTCATTTCCAGGACGCCATCGGCAATCATGTTATCAATGAGAATCGTATAGTCCTCCTCAACATCCAGTCCCCAAAAGTGGACGTGACGTGCGCTCTTGTCACTGTAAAAGCGACAGAGTGCTGAGAAGAGGGGAGGATACTCTGTGTCAAGGGCAATGTTACCATTGACAGTCTCCTTCAGAATTTGCATAGAATCTGCAAAGCGATCTCTAACAGTCATGACTGACTCCTATTCGGTTTTCCAACATGCACCCTAGGGTGCAACGATCCAGGATGGATTCGAACCATCGACCGACTGCTTAGAAGGCAGTTGCTCTATTCCACTGAGCTACTGGACCTTAAGCATTTACACGAACGATTGGGTCACCCTCCCACATAGTCCTCTTAACCTTGTCAACTTTGCCTCGTAGGTTAAACGAAACGATGGTGCGTGGTCTGTCTGACTCATTGGGTAGTGCCTCATGTGCAATGGTTGCTGGAAAAATAACCATGTCACCTTCTTTAACAGGTGGGACGAAGGACTGTAACCTACCGCTCCAAGGATTATTGAAAGGTGAAATGAATTGCGTGGCTTGATGGAGTTGTGGATCAAAGTCCACATACATTACTGCTGACCATCCACTGTGTCCATGATTGTGTAGACCGTGCTTCTGACCTTTGTATGATGTTTGACACCACATGTCAGTAAACTCGGTGCGTCTACGCTCAGTAAACTCAGCAATGTATGGCTCGATAATATCAATTACCGTATCAGCGTAAGGTGGCAACTCCCATTCTGCCTGATGAAAGAAGTCTGTGTATTGCTCACCATTAGAATCTAAATGCTCTTGCCCAAAGATAGGCAGAGCACTCATGATCTTTTCTTTATTCTGTTTCCAATTCTGTATTTCATAGTGTGCAATCGGAATTGAGAATAAAGAATGAATCATTTAGATGCTTCAGAGTATTGTTTGATCTTGTCTGCAAGGACTTCACCTCGTAGGAGATCTCCTGCTGCTAAGGCTTCATGTAGTTGGTCTACTAGAAATTCGATTGTGTAATTAATCTCATCAATCTCCTCAAGAAATTGATTTTCCATGGTAGGTCTCCACTTCCCTTAACTTGCTAATTATATATGCTCAATAGGTTGACTGTCAACCCCAAAGTGTTTGATAAACCATTCGGCATCCACTACCACGAGTGCTTGCTTCCTATTCTTTTTCATGAAGAGGATGGGTTCGTAATTTCCAGAGTTAGCACATGCCTGATCGTAAGCATCATACACATTCAACTTCTCTACATTTTTACACTCGATACTAAAAGGAAATTTCTTCCTAGCATCTCGTGCCATGATGAGATCTTCTCCACCAGCACCCATGCTGCGAGACTCAATGTCTTCAGGGTGGACATCCCTATGCTCAATGAGCATGTCTCTCACCCACTTCTGGAAGTTTCTACCCTTTGCTTTCGCACTCTGTGGTTTCACTTAGGTATCCTCTCATCAAGTGCTTCATGAATAATTTGCTTCAACTCAATACGTTCTTCTGCTGTAAAGATTGTCCTTACCTTGACAGGCATAGGTGCATAACTACTAGGTTTCTTTGATTTGCCAGGGAGACTCATGCCCTGTGTGTCGATCTTATTCAATGACATCTTCTTCAGTCTCCTTCTTGAATCCAAACGGCGAAACTTTATCTTCTTCTAGTCTCAACTTAAGTGCAACAGCACCCAGAGACTCCATTACTTTGAGGATGTCTTCGGTCTTAGCATCACCGCCTAACTCTTTAGCAACATACCAATACTTTTCCCAGAAAGTATCTCCTGCTTTCTTGTAATCATCTAACGTTAATAGTTTCATATAAAAGTATAATAAAAAAGAGGGGTTACCCCCTCTTACTTAGGTCACTTGCTGTAGGTCTTTCCACGGTAGCAGAAAGTCCCGTGAGACTCTTTGCTTTCCACACAACGTGTGTCATACTTTACACCGCGATATGTGGTGTGAGTAATCTGTGCGTTATGCAAGGCAGATGCCTTGTGAATTTGCTTGCGAATGAGGTTAAGTGTGTTCATGAGTTCGTCTCCGAAGTTAGGGTTTTTAATCCCCGTTCCTTCAATCGTGTGCGTCCCAATAACACTCAGGGACAGATTCCTTTACGGTCTCTATCAACTCTACCTTAAAAGCATGTGAGAGATCCTCATTTGCTTTCATTTTAAGCATGATTGTATCAGCTTGTTGGCAGGTGAGTGATGAATACAAAAGTAATTCAAACATGGGATCAACGCTCCGTTGCGCGACTTACTTGCGTCCCACCCAAGAGTGGGATGAACGTGTTGTCATGATAGCATGACATTACTATTTATGCAACCCCCTACTTCTTTCGTTTCTTTTTGCGACGATGGTAGGGAGTGTTACTAATGGGCTTGGTATTCTTTAAGTCCTTCTTGAGTTTCTTCAAGAAGGATAAGTGGTCCCTGATACCATGTATCGGGGTTTTCGGAATACCAGTCGATTGTGTCTCGTTTGTATACAGGGACATCGCTTGTCTCTTCCAATTTCTTCTCGGCATCGTGATGTGTATCTGGATACACCTTGGGTATCCGTATCCATGTTGTAATTTTATAGCTTAAACCCGCTAAAAGTTTCCGCACTAACATCCTGCTTGATTCCCCCAACGACATAGGATTCAATCTCAGTTTCCTGAGGGGCATTTTGTTGACCCTTGCTATTTAGCCAGTGCTCTGTCCAAGGCAGAGGATTGTTTTTAGCAGGGATATCGAAGGCGGGTGCTAGTCCGATTGCTTTCATACGACGATTAGCAATCCATTCCACGTATTGAGAAAGCAGACGCTCGTTAAGACCGATCATACTACCATTCTCAAACAAATATTTTGCCCACTCTTTCTCTTGGGCAACTGCGTCAAGGAACATCTGACGCACTGTCTCTTCCTCTTCCTGAATGATCTGCTGCATCTCAGGATCGTCACCCTTCTTCCACTTGTAGAGGATCTTCTGGGTCAATGCGAGGTGCTGTGACTCGTCCCTGGCAATAAGGGAGATAATTTTTGCAGAACCTTCCATGAGTTTAAGTTCACCAAAAGCAAAGCTGCAAGCAAAAGAAACATAAAACCGAATTCCTTCAAGGATATTGACATTAGCAATCGCCAGATAGAGTTTACGCTTGACATCTCTGATAGTCCACTGTGAAGTAGGAGAGTCTTTCCAACCTTCCTTCCACATGTTACTGAGTGACCACTCAGTTGCTACCTCAATGAAGTCATTGTATGCTTTACATACTGCTGTAGCACGGTCAAGGATCTTCTCGTTATCTAATACCGCATCGAAGACTTCTGATGGGTCTGCGTATACGTTCTTGATGATATGAGTATAGGAGCGAGAGTGAATCTGCTCCATGAATTCCCATACTCCCATGCATCCTTCCAACTCTGGAAGACTACAGTAAGGTGAGAATGCCATGCCAGGACCACGCCCTTGCACAGAGTCCAGAAGGATCTGATACTTGAGGTTGCTGGTGTAGATATGTTTTTGTTGCTCATTCAGTGTCTTGTAATCGGCACGGTCCTTCTGTAGAGATACCTCTTCAGGTCTCCAGAAGTAACCGAGTTGTGTCTGTGTTAGTTTGTCGAAGTCAGGATACTTATATTCATCGTATCGTTGCATCCCCAAGGGAGCTCCGAAAAACATTGGTTGTTTTTTGGTGTCTACTTTCTTGTCGTTGAAAACAGTCAGTCCCATTTTGGCTCCCTTGGATTCTTGCATGTACCGTAGTTGTGAATATAATTTAGGAATGCATTGATCCTTGGAGCAAAGTCCAGGGAGTCACAGCAGTCAAGATAGGACTCAAATTCTTCTTGTAAGTCCTTGCTGAGTGTGATAGTAATGTCCTTAGACATTGCAGGCATCGCATTCAGACTCATCGCCTGCATCAATCTCCGCTAAGAGATTGTCTAGTTTGGAAGCAGTCTCATCAACCCATCCAATTGAATGAGCAGGCTCGTCTACATCTTTTTTGGCATCGTATGTATTTTGATAGTAAGAAGTTTTCCAACCATACTTGTAGGTCATTAGTAGGTCTTGTGCCATAACGGATACAGGCACTTCATTATTTTCAAATTTCTCTGGGTTATAAGACCAGTTGCCTGAGATGGCTTGGTCAAAGAATTTCTGCATGACTGCAACAATCTCAACGTATCCTTTGTTGGATTGCATTTCCCATAGGAGAGTATAGTTATTCTTCAGTGTATTGAATTGAGGAACAATCTGCTTAAGAGGTCCCTTCTTGGACTTTTTAATGGACAAGTAGTCTCTAGGTGGCTCAATTCCATTTGTTGCGTTTGACACAACGGAACTGCTTTCCGATGGCATTTGTGCGGACAGAGTGCTGTGCCTGAGTCCGTATTCATCGATAGATTGCCTAAGAGAATCCCAATCATAGTTGTATTCTGGTGCTACTAAGTCATCGACATCCTTCTTATATGTATCTAATGGTAGAAGTCCATCAGAGTACTTGGTGCGGTGGAATGCTTCGCATGGACCACGCTCTTGAGCGAGTCTATTAGATGCTCTCAGCAGGTAGTATTGGAATGCTTCAGTCAACTCATGGACGAGTCTCAATGCACCTTTGTCATCGTAATGCTCACCGTTCTTAGCAAGGTAGTGTGCTAGTCCGATGTATCCAATACCCAGAGAGCGACGTGCCAACGTGCTACGCTCAGCAGCAGCGACTGGATACTCCTGGTAGTCAATCAACTCCTCCAGACCCCTCACAGAGAGGTCACAGAGGTCTTCCATCTCATCTAGGGACTTCAGTTTACCCACGTTGATAGCAGAGAGAATACACAGAGCAATCTCACCACCACGATCATCAATGTGATTGATAGGATCAGTAGGTAGAGTGATCTCCTGACAGAGGTTACTCATATTCACCTTGTCCTTGAAGGAGGAGTGAGTATTACAGTGGTCGATATTCATGATGTAAATACGACCTGTCTCTGCTCGCTCCTTTAGTAGATCAAGGAAGAGTTGCTGGGCAGAGATGGTGAGTCTAGGGACCGACTGATCCCCTTCGTAACCAAGATACATAGCGTCAAACTCATCAGTCCCGTAAGCGTCATACAACCCAGGGACATCATGAGGACTGAAAAGCGCCATCTCTCCGTTTCCGATGAATCTTTCATAAAATAGTTTACTAATTTGGATAGAATAGTCAAGTTTCCTTACTCGGTTGTCTTCTGTGCCTTTGTTGTTTTTGAGGACGATGATGTCTTCGATCTCTCTGTGCCAGATGGGGAAGTGGACAGTTGCGCTTCCACCTCGGACGCCATTTTGAGTACAGCATCTGACAGTGCTCTCAAACTTCTTGAGGAAAGGGATAACACCTGTGTGTTGAACTTCTCCCCCTCTGATTTTAGCGTTGATGCCACGGATTCTGCCTGCGTTGATGCCAATCCCCGCCCTTTGAGCAACGTAGTAACCAATAGCCATGTCACTGCTAAAAATGCTATCGAGGGTGTCATCAGCATCAACAAGAACACAGCTAGCAAATTGTCGTAGAGGGGTCCTGACCCCTGCCATGATGGGGGTTGGGATGTTGATCCTGTGCTTCGAGATCGCGTTGTAGTATCGTCTGACATAATCGAGTCTTGTCTCTTGTGGATAGGTTTGGAAGAGAGTTGCTGCAATCATGATGTACATCTGCTGGGGTGTCTCATACACCTCCCCAGACGATCGATCCTGCACGAGATATTTATCAACGACCTGCCTTAGACCAGCATATGTAAACAAATAGTCACGGTCGTGGTCAATGAATGATTCAATCTGATCCCACTCATCATCACTATATGTTGTAAGGATACTTTTATCATAGACACCACGATGAACGCAGTCCCATACATGCTCCTGAATATGAGGACGCAAGTCTGGGTGTCCATTATATACTTGCTTGCGAAGACCAAACAGAAGCAGACGTGCTGCTACAAACTGATAGTTTGGTGCATCTAATGTAATCAAATCATTAGCAGAGCGCACAAGAATCTCTTGGATGTCACTGGTTTTGATGCCATCAAATAGTTGCAGGTTAGCATTCATTTCGATTGCCGACTCTGACACACCAGCAAGTCCTCTGCAAGCGTGCTCTACCATTTCATGGATTTTACTTAGGTGGATCTCTTCCACCTGTCCGTTGCGTTTGACAACTGTGTTGCTCATACCTTTTTCCAATCTGTAAGTTGTACCTTTGCTTTTAATCCTGAAAAGGTGTTGCTCTTTATTATAGCAGCAGGGTCAAGTCCTGCCAACACCATGTCATTAATATCTTTTTCTTTTACTGACTTCGGCCAGATGACTACTGCTTCGCCGCTTCCAATTGCCGCATCAATCCTAGACACGATCTGTCTGTTTCTAGGCTCGTTGTCGAAGACCCAGACCCTATGTGTATAAGGAAGAGTGCGGTGGTCAACATCGCTGCCACACATAGCAACAGATTGCTTAATGAAAGTACTATCGAAGGGTCCTTCTGTGACATACACTGTCTCCTCTGGGTTTACTTGGTCTTGTCCGAATAGTTTGAGTTGATTCTCAAACATCACGGTGATGTATCGTAGCGTAGAAGTTGCTGCCATAGATCTACCCTGAATGCCAAACCAATTACCGTCCTTGTCAATGAGAGGGATAATAATTCTAGGTCTGTCATTCTGAAGATTGTCAAATGTCTGGCGTTGCGTATTAACCCACCTCTTAAACTTGTCAACATAGAAGAATCTACCCAGTTGATCTTCTGGGATTCTTCTATCAAGAAGATACTTCTTGGCGGGGTGCGTTGTATTTAGCTCGCTGATCGGAGTGAGATCTGTCACTTTGTTAGCAAACTTTGGCTTTGCACCTTTGTATTCAGGAGCAGGTGTGTGCCTACCTTTACCAGTCATCCCCTGCTTATATTTCTCCATGACGAACTCACCATGAAGGTCAGCAGCATTGTCCTTTAGAAAATTAGACAGCGATCTACCCATGCCACAGTTGTGACACTTGAAGATGTATTCAGTCTTCTTCAGAAAAAAATACCCCCGTGCCTTATTCTTATGCTTCTGTGAATCACCACAGTAAGGGCAGCGGAAGTTATATAGTCCTGATTTGACGTGTTTGTATTTCTCTAGCCTGGTGCTGAGAAGTCGGATGTATTTGTCATCGACGTAATCCATGCAGAGCGGTCCATTGCATCCACCATAGCAGATGGATCGCCAGGTGTCAATGACCTAAGCAATGCTTGACCTGGGACACTGACGAGGAAAGAGATCACAGCAAGACCACCGAAGATGGTCCACATCTTTTTCTCCATCATCCTGAGTCTATCATCCACCAAACGAATGTCTCTCTCACAACCTTTCTTGATTGTGTCTGTCTCTTTATTCAGATCTGCATGAAGTCTATCTACTTTTTCAAATAGAATACCGTCAACTTCACTCTGTGTAGATAGTTTTTCGTTATGTACTGCAAGTAGTTGACCCATCTTTACAGAATTATCCTGTAATGAATCAACTACCTTTTCTAATCTTTCTAGAATCGCTGAGTTAATGTCGGCCATTATTCGGATCTAAGTGCTGCTTGTCGTTTCTTCCAGTAAAACTGGATTACATCATTAGGATAAAGACGTTTAACATCCAACTTCTTAAAGTTTTCTGGGCGATAGATCTTACGAAGTTCTATCTTTAGTTGTGCTTCTGACTTACTATACAATACATACTGCTCTGCCCCATCATAGGAGATAAGGAATGGTAGGTATGAGGTATCTTTCTGTGCTCCTTCAGTCGCTAACATGTCGGACTGGGAAATAGTATAGCGACGACGCTTCTTAGGTTTCTTTTTCGACCCTCCTAGGAGAGGAGTGAAACCAGCATTGGGTCCAGTTGCATCAGCAGTGTTGCTGAAACCACCATCGCCTGCGCTCATTGTGGGTGCGTCTTCATTCATCACAGATCTTCTAGTAAGTCTTTTACGTCGTTATCGATATCAACAAGGTCAAGACATCCAGCAGGAACCTGTGGATATCTATTCAGATATACAAGAAAGGTCTTTATCAGGGACCAATATTCTCTCTCTAATTTATACATCAGTAGCGGGATCGTCCCGTCACTAAACACATTAAACAGAATGATAAGATGATTGAGTATCAGATTGACACGGAGGACACCCGTTTTCAAATACCTCTTGAGTAACCTCTTAAGGTATTTGAATTTCTTCATGTCCTCCATAAAATCATCTACGGTAACCGACTGTGGGTTATCATAATGCTGAATAGCAAACATTAAATAGTTTTTTTCACTAAGTTGATCAAAATGCATTATGTAAAAAGTCAGTTATCAAGACCCGAAGGTCAGAGCGCCTACGCCATCGGTGATCACTTCTTCGGTGCCACCTGCTGAGGTAATCTTGACGCGATACTTGTAACCGTCCAGAGTGTCGCCAGCGAGACCACTGTAAGCAAGAGTTGCGGTCGTGAAGTCTGCATAGGTGATGCCAGTGTCAAGGGAAGCAGTGATGTTAGTCCACTTCTTAGTTGAGGCAGCAGTCTGACGTTGCCAGACATATGCAAGTGCTCCAGGTGTTCCTGTGGTGGATGTGGTAAGAGTAAACGTACCAGCGCCAGAGGAAGAAGTAGAAGCAGCAGGTTGTGCTGTAACTGTTACAGCAGATGCTACATCAGCAACCACAGTGTCATCAGCGTCGTCACCAGCAGCACCAGCAGTAGCATGGACGAATGCTAAGCACTCTGCCTTATGCTTGGTGTCACCATTAGCAGTGGTGTATGTGCGATACTGCCACCAACCAGGACCTGTGATACCGCGAGACTTATTCTCAGCGAGTGCCATTTCCGTGGTGTCAACAAATACGAGATCATATGAGTTGCTGTCGCCACCCTTGATCACATACTCAGCAACCGCTTTAGGTGCAGTCCTACGGACAGCGCCAGCGAGAGCAGCAGCAGTGCT